TCTTGAAGGCAAAAACATACACATGGGCCTAGTGGATGAGCTTCATGCGCATCCAGGTTCAGGTGTGTGGGATGTACTTGCTGACGGAACGGGTAGTAGAGAACAACCAATGATGATCGCAATAACAACTGCTGGTTATAACCAGGAGAGTTTTTGCTATAAGTACAGAAATTATTGTATTGATGTTTTAGATCCCAAAAAAGAAGATTTTACAGATGATAAACAGTTTGCATATATTGCAGAACTTGATGAAGATGATGATTGGGCTAAAGAAGAAAACTGGAAGAAGGCAAACCCAAATTTAGATGTATCTGTGAGAAAAGATAATCTTGAATCGAGATTAAATAAAGCTCAAAGAATGCCTTCTCAAAGGAACAGGATAATATGTAAGAGATTAAATATCTGGACCAATGCGGAGTCCAGGTGGATGGATTTGCCAGAATGGGATGAATCCGCCGGTGGTGATTTAAAAGATTTAGAAGAATATAAAGAAAAACTTGAAGGTGAAAAATGCTATGCTGCTATTGATTTGAGTAGCAAGCTGGATATTACTGCTTATGTAAAAGTATTTCCATACGATAAAAAAGTAATAGTTATTCCAGAGTTTTTTGTTCCTGAAGATAATATAGTCAAACGTAGCCAGGAGGATAATGTTCCTTATGATGCCTGGGCCAGAGAAGGATATATTCATGCTACTCCTGGAAATGTAATTGATTATGATTATATAGAAAATCTGATTATAGAAGATTACAAAAAATATAATATACAGAGAATTGGCCGGGATAGATGGGGTTCTACTCAGATGGCTCAAAACTTGCAGAAAGAAAATATTGAAGTGGTCGGAATTGGCCAGGGATTCAAGTCAATGTCAGAACCAATGAAAGAAATAGAGGCATTTGTAATGCAAAATATATTAATTCACTTTGGGCATCCAGTTTTGAGATGGATGGCTGAGAATACTGTGGCCAAAACAGATGCAGCTGACAATATAAAACCTGATAAAGATAAATCTAAAGAAAAAATTGATGGTATAGTTGCTTTAATAATGGCAGTTGATGGTTTGATAAGAGAAGAAGGAGAAGATAAGAATCCATATGAAGACCGAGGAATAATGATGCTTTGATTTAAGGCGGTGGTAACAATTTTAGAATTAATTTTACTTATAGCTGGAACAATCATAAGTTCAATAGGCTTTTATATGTTAAGTCCACCTTTAGGTTTGATTATATTTGGTGGGCTTTTAATTATAATTTCATGGCCTTCCGGTGGTGAAATAGAATGAGTGTAATTAGACAACTTGCTAATGTAAAATCTTCAAGTTTGTCAAAGCCAAAAAGTTGGCTAAAAAAAATATATAATGGTATTAGAACAAAAGCTGGAGCAAATGTTACTGAACAAAACTCTTTAAAATTATCACCTGTTTGGTCCTGTGTTAAAATACTTTCTGAAGATATTGCTAGTTTACCTTTGAAAACTTATAGAGAGTTAAATGATGGAGGCAAAGAACCAGCCAAAGACCATTATCTTTATGAAACTTTGCATACTAAAGCTAATACTGAAATGACAGCATTTACATTAAGAGAAACTTTGATGGGCCATATTTTGACTTGGGGAAATGCTTATGCTGAAATAGAAAAAGATAACGGCGGTCGAGTTAAAAACCTCTGGCCGTTATTACCGCACAGGACACATCCTAAAAGATTAGAAAATGGAAATTTAATATACAGAACTAAAATCCCCGGATATGGTATTAAAGAATTAACAGCAGATAAGGTCTTGCACGTGCATGGGCTGGGCTATGATGGGCTTGTAGGTTACTCACCGATAACAATGCATAGGCAGAGCATAGGCTTGACAAAGGCTGCTGAAGAGTATGGCCAAAGATTTTTTGGCAATGATAGCAGGCCTGGTGGTGTATTAAAAACTGATGAAACTTTAAGTGATGACGCCAGAAGAAACTTGAAAAAATCATGGGAAAACGCCCACCAATCACTGGAAGATAAACATAGAATTGCTGTATTAGAGCATGGGCTTGAATGGCAGCAAATTGGGCTGCCGCCCGAAGATTCTCAATTTATTAATACACGTAAATTTCAAAACCATGAAATTGCTCGAATATATAGAGTTCCACCGCACATGATTGCTGAAATGGAAAATGCAACTTTCTCCAACATTGAAGAACAATCTTTAGCTTATGTTCAAAAAACATTAAGGCCCTGGTTGGTCCGTTGGGAACAAGAAATTAACACAACTTTATTTGGGAAAACAAACAGGAAATATTTTGCTGAACATTTAGTTGACGGCTTATTACGTGGTGACATTGATAGCAGATATTCTGCTTATGCTACCGGAAGGCAGTGGGGTTGGCTTTCAGCTAATGATGTCAGAGAAAAAGAAAATATGAATCCTATAGAAAATGGAGATATATATTTAGTTCCGCAAAATATGACTCCTGCTGATATGGTTGAAGAAATGGCAGAGAGAGATATAAGACAGCCTGAAGAAGTAAGGGATATATGGGAAAAGAAAAAAGAAATTATTGAACAAAGACAGCGAAGAAGGGCAACCGAAAGGTTAAAGGAAGAAGAAAAATTTAAACCTCTAATTAGGGAATCTATTCAGGAAGTAGTTGAACGGGAAACTTCCAATATTATGAGAAATGCTAACAGAATTTTTGAAAAAGAAGAAGAGGAAAATTCAGAAAAAAGAGATTCTGTAGAAAAATGGGAAACGTTTCTTGATGATTATTACAGAGATTTTCAGGATTATATTGAGAGGAAAGTAAGACCGGTATTTTCAAGTGAAGCTAAAGCAATAGCTGCAATAGCAGCCGAAGAAATAGATTATAATGATATGTCGGATGAAGAAATAGAAGATTTTGTTGATGATTATACCGAAGCTTATGCCTCTCGACATACTGATAGCAGCAAAGGCCAATTAATTGGAGTCATCAGAGATGCCAGAGAAGACGAAGAAAATGAATTAGAATATATTGAACAAAGAATGGATGAATGGGAAGAAAGAAGGGCAGAAAAACAATCAAGTGATGAAGCAGTACAATTAGGCAATGCAGTTGCTCAAACTGTTTTTATATCTGGCGGTGTTACTCAATTAATATGGGAGAACACCGGAGATGATACTTGTCCTTATTGCCAAGAACTGGATGGTAAAACTGTCCCTGCTGGAAATGATTTTTTACCGGCGGGCGAAAGTTTAAAAGCGGAGGAAGAAGATCACCCAATGAAGGTTTATAAACCGGCTAGTCATCCGCCGATTCACCAATCATGCCAGTGCCAATTAGTTCCGAATTAAAGGAGGTGCTTGAATTTGAAATATGAAGTTAGAGAAGTACCCATTGATCGTATTGAAGTTAGAGAAGAAGATGATTCAGAAAAAATAGTTATGTATCCAGCTATATTTAATTCCTGGAGTCAAGATTTGGGAGGTTTTAAGGAAAGAATTAAACCTGGAGCCTTTAAAGAATCTATTGAAAATGATGATATAATAGCAGCTTTTAATCATGATAATAATATGATATTAGGGAGAAATGTTTCGGGAACACTGAAATTAAAGGAGGATAATAAAGGATTAAGAGCAGTAATAGATCCGCCGGATAGTTATTTGGGAGAATATGTTACTGAATTAATTGATCGTGGTGATATTGAAGGTGGAAGTTTTAAGTTTGAAGTATATGAAGAAGATTGGGAATTTAAATCTGACAAATTAGACGAAAGAGAACTTATAGAAGTAGGATTGAGAGATGTTGGCCCAGTAACTAGACCTGCATATTTAGATACTGAAGTTAATGTTAGAACTGCTCAAGAAGTTTATGAAGAAAAATCTCCGGGCAGATCACAGTCTGGAAGGGCTGATGGATGTCTGGGGAAGCGAGAAAAAGAACTAGAATTATACGAAAATATAATTAAGGAGTGATTTTAAATGGATCTTCAAGAATTAAGAGAAAAAATGAGAAAAAAGTTTAACAAAGCCAAAGCTGTTGTAGAAAAAGCAAAAGAAGAAGATAGAGAATTAACTGAAGATGAAGTTGAAGAATATGATGAGATTATGGAAGAAGTCAGAAACTTGAAAGAAACAATTGAACGTGCTGAAGATGCTAATGATATGGATGATTATATGAATCAAAGTCAATCTGATCCAGTCAGAAACAATCCTGGAGAAACTGCAACTGCTACTAAAAAAGAGTCTAAAGATGAAACTAGCTTTAGAAACATCGGAGAATTCATGAGAGCGGCATTTGATAAACCCGAAAGATTGCCTAATAGATTAAGGGAAGCCAGAGAACAGGAAATGAAAATTGGCTCTTCTGGAGGGTTTTTAGTTCCCACAGAATTTATGGATGATTTTCTTCAGGTAGAACCAGATGATGCAATATTTAGACCTAGAGCTACAGTTATTGAAGCATCTCAGGATAGTCCAGACGCAGGAATAACAATGCCAGCTTTAGATCAAACTGAAGATATGTATGCAGGTGTTGAAGTTGATTGGATAGAGGAAGGCGGAACAAAGCCTGATACTGATGCAGAATTAAAAGGTATAAAATTGGAGCCTTCTGAAGTTGCAGCTAAAATCACATTGACTGATAAAGCTATAAGAAATGCCAGAGCTTTACAGTCTTTAGCTGAAAATTTATTGCAGCAGGCAATACTTGCAGCTGAAGACTCTGCATTTTTCTCCGGGAACGGAACTGGCAAACCGCTTGGAGTAGTAGATCATCCAGCTACTATTGAAGTTAGTAGAAATAGTGCAAATGAAATAGATTATGAAAACGATATTGTAGATATGTATTCCAGATTAAAAACAGGTGGCTCTTTAGTTTGGGTTACTAATCAAACTACTCTACCACAATTAATGACTATGGAAGATACTGGCGGTAATCTTATTTGGCAGCCAAATGCTAGAGAAGGAGCACCTGGAAATTTACTAGGAATCCCTGTATTGATCAATGAAAGATCAGAACAGCTTGGTACTAAAGGAGATCTTCTTTTAATGGATCCTGCTTATTATTTAATTAAAGATGGTTTTGGAATTGAACTGGCTGCTTCTGAACATGCAAAGTTTAGAGATAACAAAACTGTAGTAAAAGCGACCTGGAATGTAGATGGACAACCATGGTTAACTAAACCTATACAGCCTGAACACGAGGGAGATACAATTTCTCCATTTGTTGTACTTGATTAATAAAAATTAATAAATTGAGAGGTGAATAACTGTGAATAGCTCTTCATTAAGCGAAAGATTAAGAGTTGATTTTGGTGATGATACTTATGAAATGGAAGATTATAAACGTGCTATTGTTTTTGTGGAATCCGGCGGGGATACAGATAACAATGTTGCAATAAAAGATGACACGGGAAATGTTATTGAAGATTTTGACCTTGGAAATGGAGATATGGCATATATAGATATACATGCAGATGCCTTGGCTGGGCAAGATGATGGAGAATTTGAAGTTGATACAGAAGCTAATATTGAAGAAGTAGTAGTTATTAGAGGCGATGCTCGATATTTGCCAGTAGATCAAAGTGATGATGTAGCGGAAACAATTGATATTTAATCAATAAATTGGGGGCATTTGCCCCCAATGATTTTTTAAGGCGGTGATATAATGCCTGAATTTGAGTGCAAAGAAAGTTTTAAACATAAAGATGAAAAATATAAACCTGGAGATAAAATTAATGTTGAAGGCAAATATGCAGAGATATATATGCAAAATGGTTGGATCGGAAATCCAAAAGTTAAAAAAAGAAAAACAGAGACAGCTACAATAAATGCAGAAAATATTGAAAAAAGAAATGAATATCCAAAGACTCTTGGTGGTGGCTGGTATGAAACCAGTAATGGCCAAAAAGTAAGAGGTAAAGAAAAAGCTATTCAAAAAGAAAATGGCGGGTGATATAAATGGAGCTAGCAGAAAATGCACTTACTAAACCAGAAAATTTACCTGATCATTTAATAATTCAATTAGAAAAATATTCAGAACTGGAACGATTAATTAATGTAGCGACAGAAAAAATAGAAAATTATTGTAATCGTGAATTTAAAAAAGACACCCGCACTGAAAAGTATGAAGGCAAATATAGTAACTGGTTAATGTTGAAAAACTGGCCAGTTCATGAAGTGGAATGGATAAAATATCATGGGGAAGAAATAGATGATTATGAAGTGAATGAAAATGGTCAAATTTTTAGATCTTCAAGCTGGAAAAAATCAGGAGCTGATCAAAAATATAACATTGAAGTAAAATATGAAGCTGGTTTTATTTTACCTGGGGAAGAAAATCGAGACCTGCCAGTACAAATCGAACAGGCCTGTATATTATTAGTCAAAAATTTATTACAAAGGATGCAAAGAGATTTTGATGTTCAAAGAAAAAATCTTCCGGATATATCTGAAACTTATTTTGGCCCGGATGATCAGGAAGAATTACCTACTCCAATTAAATCATTACTTTCTGATTATAAAAGGCAGTTGGTATAAATGGCTGAAGCTTATGTAAAATTTGATGAAGATTTATCTGATGAAGTTAAAAAAGAATTAACTAAACTGCATAATAAAGCAGTCAAAGTTGGAGTCCCAGGAGATGCAAACCGGCAAGTTATTGTCAGAGCTGGAGTCCATGAATATGGGTCTGATTCAATTAATATACCAGAAACAGGATATCTAAGAAGGGCTTTTGACAACAATAAAAGAGAAATATTTAATATGTTTAAAGAAGGATTAGATCAAATACTGTCCAGAGATAAAACTGCTGAAGAAGTCATGGAGGAAATTGGCGAATTTCTAAAAAATGAAATACAGGACAATATAAGTAAAGCAGGATTGGTTGACACCGGTCAAATGAGAGATAGTATTGATTATTCGGTGGTGGATGCATAATGGTTATAAGTGCTATGGATTTAATAAGTAAGTATTCTTTAATTGAATTAATAGTTAAAAGAAATTTAGAAGGTTACTGGGATGGTCCAGAGTGGGCAGAAGGTGATGAAGTTACTTTTAATTTAAATTTACCGGCATTTTATCTTGATGAAAAAGACATGGAATATTATGAAGGATTAAATTATACTACACAGGATTTAAAAATATATTCTCATGATTATTTAAATGTTGAATCTGAAGAAGAAGATGAGGATAATGAACCGAAAGCTATTTTTGAGAAATTCAAAATTAATGATGAAGTAATTTTTGATGATAAATCATTTATAGTTGATAGTATAAGAAATAGGTCCAGCATGAGTGATTTTTATATTATAGTGGCTGTAACCAATCAGGAAAGTGATAATGATGATTAATACAAAACAGTTTTTAAAAGATATACATTCTCCTATAATTGAATATTCAGAAGTACCGCAATTCAAATTAGCAGATCAAAAAGTTTCTAATAAACATTTAAAAGATAATAGGATAGTTTATAATTTATTAAATTTTTATGATGCTGAAAGCCGTCAGTCAATAATCACAAAGAAACAAGTAGTTGAGAGCGAAAGTGAAGACTTTGAAGAAGATATTGAGATAACTAATGCATTTTCTGTTGAAGCTACTTTATCTATTATTGGTTTTGGTGATAAAGCAAGAAATAATCTAAAAAAAGTAAGAGAATGGTTTTATATAAAAGGCCTTGGTGACTGGTGGCTAAGAGACAGTGAATATGATTGTGTTATTAAAGAAGTGATGCAGATTGATGATAGGACCGTTTATTTGGAATCTGATTATGAAGAGAGATATGGTTTTGACGTTATTATAGGGTTTAAAGACGTTGTGAAAGTGAGACATGACACTATTGAACGTGTGGAAGTTACTAACAAAACTACGAACCAAACTAAAGAAATCGACTTATAAGGAGAGTGATGTAAATGAGTAGATTTATTGATATTTCAATTACCGATGATACCACACCGATAAGTCAAGCGGGTTTCGGACTTGGCTTTATTTTAGACCCGGTGGCAGAAGA